AACATAACTTTCTCTGTGCTTGAATCTTCCTGGCTTCATCCCAACGACCAGACTGTTGAATCAACAGTATCGTGTTTGCTTTCATTCTTGAGAGGGATTTACCCTCTCGTAAATTCTTGAATGCATTTTCAACTGTTTTGTTACTTATACCAGCGCGCCGAACCTTGTATCGACGAGTTTCATTTTCCGCCGCGACTGCGCGTTTTTCTGCTTCGACAATCCTTTCCTGTAGATTGGCGATGACCAGTTTCTGTTTTCTCGCTTTCATATCATCACTCTTGTTCCGGAGTCTATCCTCCAGTTCTGCGATGATCACTCTCTGTTTCCTGATTTTGGCATTTTTCTTCTTGACAACCTTGTCTATTTCCGGTCCAAGATCGATAATAAACTTGGACGCCTTGCGAGACTTTACCATTTTTACTTATTTTTTAGTGGAACATAATTTACTTAGTTACCAAAAGCGACACCGGCCATACCATTCTTGATACGAAGAATGTTATAGTTGACCGCATAGACACGATGAAGTTGGTTACCACCCGTGGGGTTATTGAGTACGAGTTTCGCGTTATCGATACGAGAGAAGTTAAGGGACCCGGTGGGTTGCATCTTGCTCATAGTCAGACAGAAAGGCCACGAGTAGGTGGGAAGATCATCGAGGATGTTATCGGGGAGATCAGTACAGTGCATCTCGGGAACGACATCATGGTGGTAGATGTTGGAAGTGTTCTCGAAAAGTGCGGTACCGTTGATGTAGAGGGAAGAGGTTGAAAAGTTGTACTCGTCGGCCCAGTCGCTACCCGAAGCTTTACCAGAAACAACGTGGAGAGATTTCACGGGGTGGTTGAAATAGCTGAGATCGATATCAGTGTCCGTGTTGGAAGCGAGCTGATACTGCGTTTGGGTAATGAGAAGTTCGTGTTCACTGTCCGTGAAAAACTTGCGCTCTTCCGTATCCAGGTAGACATAGTTACCGTACACCTTGGGAGTATCGGTGGGAATGTACCCATCGCGACACTTGATGCGGATCTCAACATCATGGTACTGGAGCGCCACGAGGGGGAGCACCTTGGTCCAGTCTTCACCGAAGAAGAAAGGAATCATGTAATGGTTACCGGTGTTGTTTTCCTTTTTGGCGTTGGTCGTGACAGCCATAGACGCCTTCGCGGTGGTGTCCCGCATGAGCGGGTTGTGTACACCCTGAACGAAGAGGGAATCCAGTTGGGATACCTTCTGACCACCGATCCATAGCGAAAATTCAGTGGGGCTCGCGGCGGCATTCGAGAACAGACCCGTAGCATTCTCTTGAACTCCGGCGATGCCATTAGACTCGATCCAGATGTAGCTCATGAGATCACCCTTCGAGCGAATGGGAATGGCAACCTCATTGTTCGCACCAAAGGTACCGATGTAATCCATGCGCTCGGGCTTCATGGCAAAGTTGGTATAGCGCTTGTAGTTCTGGCGGAAGAAACTGACCTGGGGGTTACCAGTGATGTAGACATCCTGGGCACCCACCGACACGAGCTCAATTAAAGCGGCAGACATTTATTAATAAATGATATTAAAATTTTGGCTCATTATAAACATATGGTGGTTTTCCAGGCTTTGACATGGGAGGCTCGAGATGTTGATGACGAACATATGATCAGTATTATGGGAAAGACGGAGGATGGTAAATCTGTATGTGTGACGACCGTTTTCGAACCCTATTTTTTTGTAAAATTACCCAGAGGTTCGACGGATCGAGATGTTCGTCTACTCTACGATGACCTGAACAAACTTCGCCCGGATCACGTGACTGGGTATAGTGTGACTCAAAAGAAAGATGTCTGGGGTTTCCAAAATAATGAACAATTTGCATACATGCGCCTCAACTTCAAGACCCTCGCGGATCGTAGAAAGGTCAATTCGGTGTTTGCGTACAATCGCGATTTTCGAAGGTATCACGTCTATGAAGCAAACCTCGATCCCGTCCTGAGGCTCATGCATCGTACCGGGATCCAGTCGACTGGATGGCTCGACTCTGGTGGTGAGTGTGTTCGTTCACATCTCGCAAAAGTAGATATCGATCTCTGGTGTAACGACTGGTCAACTCTGAAACCAGTAAACCGTGACGATATTGCCCCATTTGTGGTGGCTTCGATTGATATTGAGTGTAACAGCTCGACGGGAAAATTTCCAAGTGCTGATGTTTTAGATGATGCGTGTTTCCAGATTGCCGTTTCACTTTGTAAGTTCGGAAGTGATGAACCATATGAGAAGACGTGTCTGTGTTACAAAAAAACAGAGGGACCTGACGTCACAAGTTTCGACACCGAGCGTGAAATGCTCGAAGCGTTTCAAAAATATCTTCATGAGAAGGATGTGGATATCATTACAGGGTGGAATATTTTCGGGTTCGATCTTGAATATATCTACAAACGAGCCCTGTTGACAAATTGTGATGAGGAATTCTTCAACCTGGGAAAGTTACGTGAACCGCCTAGTGAACTCTTACTGAAAAAGCTGAGTTCGAGTGCTCTGGGTGACAACTTCCTGAAACTGCTTCCTATGTCTGGACGATTCATCTTCGATATGTTTCATGAAGTGAAGAAAGGGTACAAATTGGATTCTTATAAACTCAACGAAGTTTCAAAGTTGTACCTGGGAGACCAGAAAATCGATATGTCTCCGAAGGAGATGTTTGCTCGATACAAAGAGGGTGACCCAAAAAAGTTGGGTGAAGTTGCTGAGTATTGTATCAAGGATACTCTTCTCCCTCACAGACTCTTGAAAAAATTGTGTACACTTCTCAACCTCTTGGAGATGGCGAAGGCGACATGGGTTCCCCTTTGTTTCCTCGTCGAACGTGGTCAGCAGATTAAGGTGTTTAGTCAACTCACCAAAAAGGCTCGTGAACTGGGGTACATGGTACCCACAATCAAATACGGATCTCTCCCCGAAGAGCCGTATGAAGGTGCGACCGTTTTGGAAGCCCAAAAAGGAGCGTACTACACTCCAATCACGGCACTTGATTTTGAAGCCCTGTACCCATCAATCATGATGGCACACAACCTTTGCTATTCAACTTTGGTGATGGATGAGTATCGTTACGGGAATATCGAAGGTGTCACATATGAGACATTCAAGATTGGCGACAAGGTGTATAAGTTCGCACAAGGTGTATCCAGTCTCTTACCAGCGATTCTCCTCGAACTTAAACAGTTTCGCAAAAAGGCGAAGAAGGATATGGCGGCTGCGACGGGGTCTATGAAAGAAGTATACAACGGTAAGCAGCTGGCGTACAAGGTTTCGATGAACTCTGTATATGGATTCACGGGTGCGGGTAAAGGTATTCTTCCATGTGTACCGATTGCCTCTACGACGACATGTCGTGGTCGTGGTATGATCGAAGAGACGAAGAATTACGTAGAGGCAAACTTTCCAGGGGCGAAGGTGCGATATGGCGACACGGATTCAGTCATGGTTGAGTTCGACGTGGGTGACCGTAAGGGTGAAGAAGCTGTTAAATACAGTTGGGAGATTGGTGAACGTGCAGCGGAAGAGTGTTCCGCTCTGTTCAAGAAGCCAAACAACCTGGAACTCGAGAAGGTGTACTGGCCCTATTTCCTGTATTCGAAAAAGCGTTACGCGGCTAAACTTTGGACAAAGGGAAAGGATGACCAAATGCACATGGATTATGTGGATATTAAGGGTCTCCAGGTTGTCCGCCGAGACAATACGCCACATGTGCGAGAGGTGTGCAAGGAACTTCTCGATGTTGTACTCACATCGAGTGATCCGGGTCCACCTATGGAACTCGCGAAAGAGCGGGCGATTGAACTCCTGTCGGGTGACGTACCGAATGATAAACTCGTATTGAGTCAGTCCTTGTCCGATACATACAAGATTAAGGGAGAACCCGTTTCTGTGACGAGCCCCGAGAGTGTGAATATTAATCAGTCACACGTACAGGTCGTCGTCAAAATGCGTGAACGTAAACCAGGTTCGGAGCCACAGTCGGGTGATCGTGTGCCGTATCTACTCACGAAAACAGATGATCCCAAGGCAAAAGCGTTTGAGAAATCTGAAGATCCGAAGTACGTCGAGGAAAACAACATACCCGTGGATTACCTATATTATTTCGAAAACAAGTTCCTCAACCCAGTATGTGATCTTCTTGATCCACTCTATGAGAATGTGAAACAGGATATTTTTGGAGAAATTCTTGATCAGCATAAACCAAAAAAGAAAAAGGTTGGTCCGGCACTCAGTACGATGAAAAAGGAACAACTGATGGAAGAGTGTAAGAAATTGGGTCTCGACGACTCTGGAAAGGTTGCCGATTTACGAGAAAGGATTAAAGGAGCCAGAGTGGGGACGATCGACGACCTATTTAAAAAATACGAACAAAATACCAGTAAGACATGAGCCGATATGAAAAGATAGACGTTCTCATCGACGAAGAAATCAATCAACGACTCGTCGCGATGATGAATGAATACGTCGAGATCATTTCAAAAAAACACGGAATATCAAAGGACCTTCTTCTTAAGGATATACCCGAGACGTTTTCTGGAACAATCTGCAAAGGAACGAAAACAGATGGAAGGCGGTGTACATTCAAAGGTATTCATAACGGGTATTGTAGGCATCATGCGACACAAATAAATCGCCTGAACCGCGTGTCACTCTCTAGAAATCATAGCCATAATCATAGTCCGGAATTAATGTATGTGAAAGATTGTCCAGGGTGTGTGTATTCGAACGGGCTTATAGATTTGGGTACCATGATTGGTAATGAGTAAAACTGATATCCTACTAACATCCATAAACGCATTTTATAGTACAGAGGAAAACAGATCTAAATTGTTAAACATCCTAGATAAGTCGAGTGGTATTTCTTTGCGGAACCTTGAATGGTTCATCACCAACTATGCGAAGAAGAATCACATTTCATTTACGACACGAGACGGTAAATTGTTTACCGTTCACTGTGCTTACAAATCGAGTCTCGATGGGTACAGTAAAAAGTTGTTTGATCCATTTTGTCGATCAGAAAAGTTTCCATATGTAGTTCCGGGTACATCTCATGAAATTCATACGACGCTCGCACAGTTGAATTTCATCAAATGGTGTATAAAGAATAATATCATCGAATATATTAGTAATAACAAAACTAAATTGTTCACTAGGCAGGTGACATGAAACCACGTTCAAATATGAACGTCTGGTAACCCGTGTAATACATATTCAAAGAGTACGTCTTTGTTGCTGTGTCAACAAGAGCACCCCCCAATTTCACTTCTATATTTGTTTTATCCGATTGTATCTGACTAAAATCCAAGTTCCCCGATGGTTCCACATTAACCGGATTCATCGAGAAACTATACGTGTAAATATTCCTAATCGGTCTAGCTAACCTGTTCCTGAACGGCACAAGATATTTGAAATAGGTGTGATTCGTGCTGGTGACGTTTGGAAGCCGGTTACCGTTGATATGAAAACTCGCAGACTCCATGATCGGATAGAAGAACGTTTGCTGGTCATCGAAATTTACATTCGAAGAAAAATTGAATCGGTTCTGGAATAACATACGCTCGTTTAAACTCGATGTACCGATAGCATCATTCGCATTTTCGTAATCGGTATTTCGTAAAAACCAGTGAATACATTTGACTGGAATGTTTG